TTTTCCTCCACTTAGATATTTTTACTGTTTTTACCCCAAAAAATGAGGATAGACAGAAAATTCTTCAAAATAGGGGTTGAACTGAAGGATTGATTTCGATAATAAGGGGGTTATACGGGTGTAGAATCGATTGGAAGGTAGATAGGGGTATGTCGGGTAGGGTAGACAGATTTTCGTGTCTTAAATCGACGGAGAATGCAAGAGGACAGACAGGAGCAGAAATATGGGACGAAAAAGCATGTGGAAAGACGAATTCCTCTTTGACGCCTATGAACTGGTTCGTCAAGGTGGAAGTGAAAAACAGATTGCTCGAATCTGTGGAATTTCATTACCGACATTTCTACAATGGGAGAGAAAAAGAAGTCTGCTTCGGCTTGCACTGAAAAGAGGACGAGATAAATATCGGAAAAGAATGAGGAAAGGTGGATCCGAACTTGCCGAATATGTCTTTAATGGTCTTTCTCCGGAAATGAAGAAAGTCTGGAGGAAATTAGCGAAAGCCGATCTTGCCAATTCTCCAAAACAAGTTCTGGACGCAATATTGGAAGGAAAGGGGAAAACATTTCGCCAGTATTTGTTCATTTATGCATTTGTAACAGGAAATTTCCAGATTACTTCGGCTTGCCGGAGAGTTGGAATTTCAGTTCGGCAATTTGATAAGTGGAGAAAAGATGATCCAGATTTTGTCCGGTTGTTCAAAGAAGTAATGGAAGCGAAAAAGGACTTATGTGAATCCCATTTGTTAGAACTTGTGAAAAGTGGATCAGAGGCAGCCACAATTTATTCCGTTAAAACGTTGTGTAAGGATAGAGGATATGTGGAAAAATTGAATGTGGATGTGAATGTTGGTGGACAAGTGGACCATAATGTTCTGGGGTTTGATAGGATTCGGAAGTATTTGTCCGAATCCGCCCAGATGGAGATATTGAGTGCATTGAGAAAAGTGAAGGAAATGGAGGGTTCTGGCGAGAATTCTCTTCCAAATACCACTAAATTTCTCCCTTCTTCCATCACGGACACTTCATTCGTTTCTGAGACTTCAGATTTTCGACCAAATGTAGAGTAAATGGAAATGAAATACATATTGAATTGTCCATGAACCTTATAAATTATCAAGGAATTTTGTCTGGAATAGCAGGATGCAAGGAGAACCTGAAAGCAGAGTTGTTTTGTCGTAAATAGAGAGGGGGTTTTTGAGGTGAAAAAGGAAGAAAATTTCAGGTGCATTTTTCTCATTACAATGTATTATGATTTTGAAGTTTTGAATTTCAGGATTTCACGGAAAATGGAAAAGGAATTCCAGAAAAATGAATGTTGATCTTGCATTCGATGAATTAGAAGTGGCGAGAAATCTGTGCCGTAGAAACTACTATTTCTTCATTCAGGAATTTTGGGAGACTGTTGTTTCCGATCCTTTTATTCCAAACTGGCATATTGAATATATCGCCAAAGAATTGCAATTTCTTGTGGAATGGTTTTTGGAAGGAGCCAAACCGCATCACGATCCGAAATATGACTACAAACCCTATGATCTGATTATAAACGAGCCGCCCGGTTCCACAAAATCTCTCCAGTGTAGTGTATTTTTCCAGCCTTGGGTGTGGACACGATTTGCATCGGCGTCTTTTATTGGTTCCAGTTATCAAGAAAATCTCTCCATCGACCTCTCCCGTAAAGCAAGAATGGTTATCAAATCGGATAAATACAAGAAGTATTTTCCAGAAGTTGTAATTAGTGAGGATCAGGATGCAAAGGGAAAATTTGCGAATACGGCACAAGGAGAGAGAAATTCAGTTGGGAATAAAGGCGGTATTACGGGAAGGCACGCTGATTTCATTGTAATCGATGATCCAATCGATCCCAAAGGTTCTCGCTCCGAAGTCGAAATGACTCTTGCCAACCAATTCATCACAGAAACACTCTGGTCCAGAAAGAAAAACAAAGCCCGAACTCCAACTATCCTCGTCATGCAAAGATTACATCAACTGGACCCGACTGCAATGTTGTTAGAACTTGGAAGCAGGGGGGATACGAAAATCCGTCATCTTTGTTTCCCCTCTATCTTGACAGACGATGTGAAACCTGTAATTTGTAAACAGTATTATAGAGATGGGTTGTTTGACCCTGTTCGATTGCCAAGAAAGGTGCTTGACGAAGCGGCGTTGCAGGGCGAATACAGTTTTGCAGGTCAGTTTTTACAGAGACCTGTTCCAATTGGTGGTGGTATGTTCAAGACGGATAATATCGTGTTGAAAGACCGTAGTGAAGTGCCAATTGCGAATCGATTTGTGAAGCGGGTGAGGTATTGGGATAAGGCGGCGACGGACAATAGCGGGTGTTTTACGGTGGGGATGTTGTTGGGAAAGGATATCGATCAGAGATTTTGGATTTTGGATGTGGTGAGAGGGAGATGGGATAGTGCAAAAAGAGAGAGAATAATCCAATCGACCGCTGCGATAGATGGGAGAGAAGTGGTGATTGGTATCGAGCAGGAACCGGGGAGTGGGGGGAAGGATAGTGCGAGAATGACGGTGGCGGGTTTGAATGGGTATAGAGTGGTGGTGGATAGACCGTCGGGACCGAAGGAGGAGAGGGCAGACCCGTTTTCGACACAGGTGAATGGGGGGAATGTGTTTATGGTGAGAGCGAGTTGGAATCGTCCATTGCTCGATGAAATGGGTTTGTTTCCAAATTCTACATACAAAGATCAGGTGGATGCTGGATCAGGTGGATTCAAACTTTTAACTCTGCCAACGAAAAATGTAGGTGGATGGCGAAAGAGAGTCAGAAGATGAGTTTGGATAAAGCAATTCAGAGCGGGAAGGAGAAACGTGAGATGTATCGAAGGGATAAAGCAATTGATGCGTCTTGCAGAAATTATGGAGATGATCCGTGGGCAAAACACAGTCGTCTTCATTCCAATGATCTTAGACGGCAAATAGCAGATGAACAGTTAAAAGAATATATGAAGGAATATGGAAATGGCGAAGAAAGCTGTAAAGAATGAAACTGTGGTCTCTAAGCCAAAAATTACAATGAATCAATTGCAACATGCGGCATTCAATTCTCTTTTGCGAAGACGCGAGTTAATTCAATCGTTGCTTTCTCCGGGCAGAGATATTGACAAGGAATGCGGCTACCCGGATACGATTACGAAACAGAATTACAAGACAATGTATGATAGGGTAGGGCCGGCGACAAGAGTTGTTGAGTTGTGGCCGGAAGAGAGTTGGTCGCAAACACCGGATATTTATGAGAAGGAAGAAGCGGAGAAAACTGAATTTGAAAGAGCGTGGGAGGAAACAGAAAAGAAGCATCAGATATTCCATTATATGAATCGAATTGATGTGTTGAGTGGGATTGGTCAGTTTGGTTTGGTGTTGTTTGGAATCGATGATGGAAAGGATCTGAGTTTACCTGTTGATGGAATTGATTTGAAAACGGGTGAGGCTACAAAAAAGAACAAATACAGGCTTTTGTATATTCGGACATATGATGAATCTGTGGTTGAAATCGATTCCAAAGAAACCGATCAGACAAGCCCCCGTTTCGGTTTTCCTCTCACCTACACAATCAAACAAGAAGATGTGTCAAGTGGAATGAAGACGGTGGTGAGTAGGAAGGTGCATTGGACGAGAGTTTTGCATGTGGCGGATAATCGGGTGAGTTCTGAGGTATATGGAACACCGAGAATGCAACGTGTGTATAATAGTTTGTTGGATTTGAGGAAAATTTTGGGTGGAAGTGGTGAGATGTTTTGGAGAGGTGGGTTTCCTGGCCTCGCTTTTGAATTAGGTGGTGATGCTGGGATGCAGGAGGTGAGTGATGAAACAAAGGAGGCGATGCAGGAGAATATTGCAGACTACTTTGCGGGGTTGGATAGGTCGTTGCTGTTGGAGAATGTCCAGGTTAAGCCGCTGGCACCGCAAGTCGCAGATCCATCCGGCCATATTGATATGCAACTCAAAGCCATTTCGCTTTCTATCGGCGTCCCCTATCGTGTCTTCATGGGAGCAGAGCAGGCGAAGATTGCTTCGACACAGGATAAAAGGACGTGGAATGAAAGAATAATGAAGCGGCAGAATAAATATCTGACACCCATGCTGATTCGTCCATGGATTGATCGTTTCATTGCATACGGTGTATTACCGATGCCTGCAACTTATTATGTAGATTGGCCGGATAGAGAGGCGCTTACGGATAAGGATGTGGTGGAGGTAGCGGTGAAAGAAGTGGATGCGATGGCGAAGTATGTTCAGGGGAATGTGAGTGCTCTTATGAGTCCAAAAGATTTCTTTGTATCTGTGTTGAAAAAGGAATCGGCGGAAGCGGTTGCTTTTGAAGATGGGGTGAGAGGGATGGAGGGAGAGTTGGAGGGGATTTTGGATTTAGAAGAGGGTGAGGGAAAGATGGATGATAGACAGAAGGAAGATTTGGAATTCAGTGCAGAGGATATTGAGGATGAATAGCATGGATGGGGAAAAGTTGAGTGATATTTTGAAAGAGCATCCGGTGATTGCAGAATTATTGGAAAAGGGCAAGGAGGAAGAAAAGGAGAAAGAGATATTGGGAAGGAACGTGGAAATCATCAATATCGATAGATGATGGAGAAAGATGATATGAAGTCTGTGCGGCGAAGAAGGATTTATCGTGCGTTACAGAAAAAGAGAAAATGGTATTGGTTTGGCCACATAAAAAAGGAATATACAGAGCTCGGATGCCCTTGGACAGAGAAGAAAAGATTGGGCAAATTGGCAAACACACCTCATCCATGCTCCTGTGTTGGTGGTTGTGGTCATATACGAAAATTTGAAGGGTTAACACGACAAGAGCGATGTGCTCCTAAAGTCGAGGACTGGAATGAAGACGAAACGTAGCATCGATCCATCCCGAACTGTTCTTTTGCGAAGGCAGTTTGGAGCTGATATGAAGAGGAGGTTTAGGAGAATTGAAAAAGCGGTGAAGGATTTGTTCTTGAAAGAGGATGTGTTGGGATGGAAAGATAGAAAGGAGGGATTTACTGGAAACATCGATACAAATACATTTCGTTTCGCTACAAGTTCCGCAAAAGTGGCGATGTTTAGAAGATGGCTGAAGAAGATGGTGGATGATGGAATTTTGAGTGTGAGTGGGGGAGGAATAAAAGGGAGGCCGTGGACTGCGAAGTATGTGGAGAGTGCATATAGGAAGGGATTGGTACGGTCGTATACAGAATCACATAAGAAAGAGCTTTCAGGGGTGAAGTGGTTGGGGGGAGCGAAGGCACAGTTTTTGAGAGACGCCTTTGCTTCGCC